CGTGCCGCACCGATCGAGCACTGTCTTCGCCGTCGGACCGCCAGCGGCGATTTCGCCCAGGCCGCGCGTCGTGCCCCACAAACGTATGACGCTAGCATTACGCACGACGACATCGTCGCCGATTCGCTCGTACTCCCCCACGACTACGTGTCCCCGATGCAGCACCACGATGCGTATGTCGTCAGATGGAGGTTGCCGCCGAACGTACGCCACGCCGTTGATTACGATTTCGTTTTCCATTTCATTCTCCTTTGTTGTGCCCGCCGCAACGCGGCGGGCGTGTGTGGTGTGTGTAATCAGCCTTCCGCGTGCCACCACGCCTCAACCTGTTCGGCTATCGCGTAATGCTGTTCAGTCGTAATGTCGTCTTCGACTTCTTGCTGCAATTCCTCGGCCAGAAACTCCCAGCAGGTGTAGTTGCTGCGGTCAGTCAGGTCGAGCATATCGGCAACTCTGGCTGCTACTTCGGCGTCGGTCATGTTTCGTGTTCCTTGCGTTAGTGGGTTACTCGGTCCGATGTCGTAATACTAGTGATATCGTTTTACGCTGTCAACTAGCGTTAGAAAATTCCCGCCCGATTTTTCACGGGCGGGGCGAGCGACAAACGACTACAGCGTAAATTCGACCACGCCGCTTTGCAGGTGTCCGGCATCGTCGCGGAAGTCAAAGTAGACGCCGTGTTCGGTTGACGTCGAGATTTTGCATCCAGCGGGAAAGGCGGAAAACCGAAACACCGGAACGTATTGCGGTTCGTGCGTCGCGGACATTTTTTCGCCGTTGATGATGATGGTGGACTTTTTCATTCCGCTCTTGAGGGTTGTCGTCTTGGTCATGTCTCGTTTCCTTTGGTTGATGGTTTCCGTTGCGTGATGTCGTAATACTAGCTATATCGTTTTACGTTGTCTATACCCTTGAGAAAAAAATTCCAAAAAAACCCCGGCGGGTTAGGCCGGGGAGGGTGGTTGGCAGGGCCTACAACCATCGCTCGCCAGCGTTGTACCGGTTGCAGATTGCTTGCATCTCGGCGAGCGTCACGCCGCCACACGTTCCGTCGTTGGCGAACGCGGCCATTCGCGGCGTCATGCGAAAATCGCTTCCATTGCGGCACGGCTCAGCACCGCGACCGACAAAGCTAATCAGCGGCTTGGCGTTGGCACTCGGCTGCATCACCCACACGCCAGGCTCGATTTCCACATTGCGAACTTTGGCAACTTTAACATGCGATCCATCTTTCTTGGCGTTTTCCTTGACCGTGTTCAAGAACTTTCCGCCTTCATACCACTCGCCGTTAGCACCGATTTCGCCGCCTACCTTTGCTCGTGCTTGCGTCGCCATGTTTCGTTTCCTTGCGTTGGTTGTTTCGTTCGCGTCACGTAGGTATCATACGATATCGTTTTACGTTGTCTAGTGCCTTGAACGGATTTTCCAGAAAAAGTTTTTTTGGAAATGCTCGATTGACAGTACAACGTTGAACGATATGATTTTGGCACGGGTGGCGAACTGGAAAGGAAAACATGGGGTCAAAATTTGTTGGGCTGCGGCTGCCGGAGGAGTTGGCAACCGCACTAGAAAGGCAGTGCCAGCGTTGGCAGTGCAACCAAACGGAAGCAATTACGCGGGTGCTAGCGTGCAGCTGGGGCGTCGCCGTGCCGGTGGCGTCTCGGGACAAGGCTAGGGCCGCACAACAGCGCCGACGGGCGCGGGAAGGCAGGGCGAAGTGACAGAGCGGCAATTACATCAACTGCGGGAGCAGTGGGACAAGGCTCACAGCCGATGGAGTTCGGTTTGTCGCGCATTGGAAGAAATGCGCGAAGTCGAATACGAGTTGCGTCGCGAATGCGAGCGGCTGGCGGAGATTATCGCCGAGCACGACCACACGCCAATTGTGATTATTGAAGACGATGGGGGCGCGGAATGAACGCGACAAACGACAGGACTGGCTTGCGGGCGGCTGGTTGGTTCGCGCTGATCGAAGAGCGCGACCGCATCGCACAGCAGGCGGGGAGCATTTGCGAAGCCATTCGGGCAATGCGAGCCGTGCGCGACCAAATGCAGGATCGGCTAATCGCGATCCTGGGCGAATTGCAGCGGCGAGACGCATTGGGTACAGGCAAAAACGACGGAGAAGCGAAATGAAATTGACAATCGAGAAGGCAAGGCTACTGCCGGCCGCGACGCAAGCGGCCAAATTGGCGAGCGGCAAAATCGCGGCGAGTAGGTGCGTCCTGCTGGAAACTCGGGCGCAGGCCCTTGTGCTGTCCGCCAGCGATGGCGAGATATCTGTTCGGTGGATGGGACCGACAACCGTAACGAAGCAGGGAGAGGCGTCGGTAGATGCGCAGCGGTTTCAGCGGATCGTGTCCGCTTGCGGGGCTACGATCGAGCTATCGCTTAAAAAGACGACACTGGAAGTCCGATCGGCTGGCGGTCGATGGGAGGTGGGGCTGGATGATAGTCGGCCGGCCATGGTCGAGGAAAAACGCGACGGCCATGTCGCCGCTCCTGGTGTCGTCGTCGATGCGATGGCGCGGGTGATCCACGCGACCGACAGCGATGCGGGCAGCCGCTACGCCCTGCAAGGCGTTCGGCTGGAGCGGGTCGATCATCGTTGGCGAGCGATCGCGACGGACGGCCGGCGGCTGTCGGTATGCGGCGGGGATCGACAGACGGCGGCGGATGGCGAATGGCTGGTGCCTGCGCGGCTCGCCAAAACGCTGATTAGCGTCTTCAGCGGCGCGACGGATGGAGCCATCGGCACGGGCGCGAACTCTATCGCCATTACATCGGGCGAATGGACAGTGGCAGGCCGGCTGATGGAGGGCCGCTTTCCGCAATGGCGGAGCGTGATTCCAGCGCTACCGCATAGCGTGTCGGTGCCGGCGCATGAACTGCGTGACATGCTGCAACGGGTCAAGGTTTGCTCGCAGGAATCGAAGGTCGAACTGTCGATTGCCGATGGTGCGTTGCGAGCGGCCGCCGTCGATGAGACTGCCCAGGCGGAAGCGGAAATCGTTGTGCCGGCAGACGCTCCGTCGCTGAAGACGAGCGTCAATGCGGACTATTTGCTCGATTTTTTCGGCGATGCGATTGGCACGGTGGATATCTACTACGGCACAGCGGAGCAGGCTCTTGTTCTTGTCGATGGCGACCAAGCGGTCGGGGTTGTGATGCCGATGACGACTGGAGGTGGGTGATGTCGCGAGAGATTGGCTATTACTGGGTCAGGTATAAAAACTCGCAGTCCGAATGGGCGGTCGGCGGATGGGATGGCTTGCATTTCTTTTTGTCGAGCCGTGGACCGATTGACGCACATTTGTTGGAAATCGACGAATGCCGTATCGTTCGCGACGAAACAAGGCGAGGGGCTAGAAAAAGCGAAAAGGCAAAGAGAAATTTGCACATTACAACCGTTGTGCTTAGAGGCGATCGCATGACGGACGTGGCGAAATTGCACGGGATAACACCGACATGCGTGCGGTACATCGTGCACAGGACGCTCCAGAGGCGGAATCCGGCGCTATTCAAAAAACTGACACTGTATCGACCTAGGCAGGCGACACCATCGATTGGCGACCTAGCAACGCACGCGGCGGAGTTCGGGTTTCGATTGCAAGCGGAGGTGGGTGATGGCCAAAAGCAATGACGAACTGCTGGTGATACGGCGCGAATCCTATCGTGTGGTGCATGTAGAAGTATGCAGGACGTGCCGGCACTGGCAGAGGCTTACCGCGCTGGAAGACGGCTTGTGCATCGTCGTGAATGCAGGCGACGTGTTAGCGCTGCGGATGAGCAGCCCACTAGGCACGTGCGATTTGTGGGAGGGCCGAAAAAGTGACCAGTAAAGCATACGAAGGCGCATTGACGCGGTTTGACGCGACGGCCAATCAATACCGCCGGCAAGAGGTGCTGTCGATCGTCAGCAAGCTGTTACGCCACGACGCGGCAGTATTCACACGGGCGGAGTTGCTACGGTTTGCTCGCCGCGAAAAACTGACCGTCACCGAGCTAACGGCGGCGGTCGAATACTGCTGGCTCTGCGGCTGGTGCGGATACGATCCGCAGAGCAGCATGGTTGGCGGCGGGGCGATGGAGGCGTTTAGGACGGAAGGGGCGGAGCAGGACGAAGCAATTAAGGGGAGGCTGGCGAGATGAAAGAAACGACGCTACAGCGGATCAAGCGGCTGAATTTCGAGTCCAAGTACGGAAAGATAGAGGCGAGCGATGAATGGTGGCAAAAAGCGTGCATGTCCGTGATGTTTTCCTGCGATGAGATTTTGTTTTGCTCGCCCAGTGAATTGTCTGATTTTCAGCTTGGATCGGCGATCGGCGCTTATGCAATAAAATGGAGTTTGGAAAATAAAAAGGAAAAACAAAATGACTAACGACCAATGGTTCGCGGTAGTGATGATCGCGGTCAGTGCGTTCCTCGGCTGGTGCGTCTGCTCGGCCGTGTACGACGTGGCCGTGTGGGGTGCGGTATGACAGCGGACGGATGGCTCAGCGAGCCGAACGGCGAGGGCTGGTATTGGATTGAGGGCTATGTGCGTGGCGGTCCGAAATACGTGCGACATCTCGGACGCGACTGGTATTGGATGGGTGCCGACCAGGCTATAGCACTTGGCGGGCGGCGTGTTTATCCGGTGGTCGATGTTCCAAAGGAGATAGCAAGATGAAAATTTTGACAGGCCGCCAGCAGCGGCCAAGGCGGGTTTTGTTGTACGGGCAGGAGGGCGTCGGTAAATCGACGTGGGCGGCGGGTGCGCCATCGCCGATTTTTTTGGACTGCGAGGGCGGGCTTGCGGACATCGCGTGCGACAAGTCGCCGCGACTGCGGACATTGGAAGACGTCCGCGGGGCGCTGCGGTGGCTGTGGGAACAGCCGCACGACTATCGTTCCGTGGTGCTGGACACCGTGGATTGGGTCGAGCGGATGATTCACGCGGATGTTTGTAGGGCCGACGGCGTAAAGTCAATTGAGAAGGCCGCAGGCGGGTTCGGCAAGGGCTATTTGGCGGCCGCCACGGAATTTGAAAGACTGCTCGCCAGCATGGAAGCGCTGGCGAGCAAACGCGGCATGAACCTGGTGTTGCTCGGGCACTGCTCGCCGACGAAGGTGCTTGACCCGGAGGCCGAAACGTACGACCAATGGTCGCCAGACTTGCACAAGGCCGCGTCAAGTGTGCTGCGGGAATGGTGCGACGAGGTGCTATTCGCCAGCTATCGGACGGTGTTTCGGAAGACGGGCGACACGAAACAACGCACGCTCGCCGTCGGTGATGACGAGCGGTATATCAGGACTCGGCATAGTGCTGCCGTCCAAGCGAAGAACCGGCTTAACCTGCCGGACGAATTGCCGATGCAATGGGCCGAATACCAAAAGCATTGGCCGGGTGGTGGTGTTGCGGCAAGCACTGTGCAGGCAGCGAAGGTGGAAGTAGATAACGAAGGGGATGCGAACAATGAGTGATATCAGCAATTTATTGGGCGGCGCGTTTCGGACTGAAGACGTCGATACGAGCGACGTCATTCCGGAGGGCACGTATCGCGCGGCGATTACGGGCGCCGAGGTAAAAACGTCCAAGGCCGGGGCTCAATATATCAGCGTTGAATTTTCTATGCTGACGCCGGCCGTCAACGGACGAAAACACTGGGAAAATTTAAACGTCTGCCATGAGAAGGAAGACGTGCGCAAGATCGCCAAAAAACAGTTGGCCAAAATTATGGAGGCCGTCGGACTCAAGGAATTGACCAGCGCCGCGCAGTTGGTCGGCAAGCGGCTGCAAGTAACGCTCGGCGTTCGTAAGGACGCAAACGACGATTTGCGGAACAGCCTCAAGAAGGTGGCGCCATGGCAGGCGACGCAATCCGCGCCGCCGCAGGCGGCGCCAGCCATGCCGAGCGTTTCAGACGACGACGAAACGCCGTACTGGGACGCGCAGCAATAGGACGCGGAGCGCGGCGGACGGCGTGGGATGCCGTTCTGTCGGCGGCTTGTTGTTGCCGGCAGTCTTCAAGGACGCGGTTCAAATCCGCGACGCGCTATTGGGGTGGAGTGATAATCACAAAAGGACGGTGACACATTAGCGAAAAGACGCTAGAGGAACTGGTTGACATACGACTAGAAATAGACACATGGCGTGCATACAAGCACGAGCAGCAGCCGTGGATTGCCATGTTTAACGCTCGCATCCGCAGGGCTGAAGCGGCGGAGCGGGCAATAGAAGCGTGGCTGGCGTGGTGCGATAGCGGCAACGTAGACGGCACGTGGGACGCGTTTGCGAAAGCCGTCGCGGAATACAAATCAGCCCGTGAAGCCGTTTGCAAGGTTGATCCGCCGGCCGCCGGCGGAACAGGGGAGGTTGTTTGATGGCGATTGAACTCCGCGACTACCAGCGCGAAAGCGTTCATCACACTTGGCAATATCTCAAGCTTTATCCGGGATCGCCGGTCATCGTCCTGCCGACGGGCGCGGGTAAATCAATCGTGATTGCCGAGCTTGTGCGGCGCGTAGTTAAGAGCGGCGGGCGGGCCATGGTGCTCGCCCACCGCAGCGAACTGCTCGAACAGAACGCGGCGAAAATCGAAGCGCTGACAGGGCAGCGGGTCGGCATCTACGCTGCCAAACTTGGCAGCCGCGACACCGATCCGTCAATCGTCTGCGCGGGAATCCAGAGTTGCTATCGCAAGGCGAACGAGTTTGGGGCTCGGCAGATGGTGCTCATCGACGAGGCCCACTTGGTCAACGTCGCCGATTCCGGGATGTATCGCACGTTCCTCGGGGAGCTGACTACCATCAACCCGAAGTGCCGGCTGGTGGGGCTGACGGCGACGCCCTACCGCACGGGGCAAGGCGAGATCGTCGGCGAGGGCTCGCTATTCGCTGGCGTTAGCTACGAGGCGCCAGTAGCTAGGCTAATTGAGCAAGGCTATCTGTCGCCGCTCGTCGCCAGGGCTGGCGACGCGTCGATTGACACGTCGCAACTGAAGGTGGCCCGTGGCGAGTTTGTCGCCGCGCAGATGGAGGCCGCCTTCAGTGAATTGGAAGTCGCAAAGCGGGCCGTCGCGGAGATCGTGGCGCGGTCCGCAGGACGGCGGAGCGCGCTCGTCTTCTCCGCTGGCGTCGGCCATGCGGAACTGGTGCGGAGGCTCATTACCGAGACGGCTGGCGAGCGGGCGGAGGTGATCACGGGCGACACGCCGCAGCTAGAGCGGGCGGCGCATATCGCGGCGTTTCGCGATGGCGGCTTGCGATGGCTCGTCAACTGCGACGTGCTGACGACCGGGTTTGACGCGCCGGCCATCGACTGCATTGCGGTGTTGCGGGCGACATGTTCGCCAGGGCTGTTCGCGCAAATTTGCGGGCGCGGATTTCGGCTCGCCGAAGGCAAGAAAGACTGTTTGATTCTCGACTTCGGCGAGAACGTCGAGCGGCACGGGCCGCTCGATTCTCCCGACTATGGCAAACTCAAAAAGCCATCCGGCGGCGGTGGCGGAACTCCGGAAAAGAAATGCGAAGACTGCGGCGAAATGTCGCCAGCCGGCTGCAAGCTTTGCATCCATTGCGGAGCGGATTTCGATAGGTTTGATAAGGATGCGCTGCCGCACGGCGAGAAGGCGAGCGACAAGGCGATTCTAGCGGCCATGGCCGGGCCCGAAATATGGTTTGTGGAGGGCGTGCGGTACTCGCTGCACACAAAGAAAACCACCGGTTCGCGGACGTTGCGAGTGGACTATGAGTGCGTCAAAGAATCGGGCGACATGCCAAGGGTAATCAGCGAGTGGATCGGCATCGAGCACGAAGGCCACTACGGCAAGAAATCGCGGGAGTGGTGGAGTAAGCGTTGCTGTGTGCAGCCGGCGACGATTGAGCAAGCGGTCGAGTTTTGGCGCAAGGGCGGGGTGTCGGACGTGCGAAGCATTACGGTGATCCAAGAGGGCAAGTGGCCGCGGATCGTCTACGCGGCACTTGATCCGCGGCCGCCTCGGGACGACTGGTTCGATATCGCGGACGAGGTGGAGTCGGTAGCGAGTGATTCGTTTGGTGATGATGTTCCATTCTAAAGGCGGTGAAGGGTGGCGGACCAATCAATTATCGACGCGGCGGCAATCTACGCCGGCCTAGGCTGGCGCGTCGTGCCAGTGCTGGGAAAAGTGCCGATCGGCGGCAAGGGATGGCAACACCTCGCGACGCGCGATCCGGGCGAGGCCATGGCCATCTTCGAGGACACGGCGGGCGACGGCGTTGGCGTTGTGCTCGGCGAGTCTTCGGGGATCTTGGATATTGAAGCGGATTCGCCAGAGGCCGAATCCGCCATCCAAGCGGCGTTCGGCGGGAGCGTGCCGCGTACGCCGTGCTTTCAATCGGCGCGAGGTGTTCACCGGCTCTTTCGCTGGCGGAACGGATTCCCGACGACGGCCGGCGTCAAGTGGATGGCGGGTCCGATCGAGGTGCGTGGCGTGACCGGCAAGGCCGCGCAGAGCGTGTTTCCGCCATCGGGCGGGCGGCGGTGGGTGGTGCTGCCGGACGTGCCGCTTGCCAGCCTGCCGGACGATGTGCTAGGGCGGCTGGTCGAGCTCCGCCAGCGGGCGGACGCGGCCGCGAAGCCGGCCAAGCCGGCGCGGTCGCTGATCGTCTCGCAAGTGTCGTCGCCTGGGCGGCTCGATGTCGATGCGTGGCTACGTCGCGCCGGCATCGAGACCATCAACCGCGACAAGGCGCCAGACGGCGCCGACCGGTGGTTTATCCTCTGTCCGCGCGTCGGACTCCACACGTCGAAAAATAGCCTAAAAGATTGCTGCATCACGCAGGAAGCGGGCGGGCGGATGGGCGGGCACTGCTTCCATGCCAGTTGCGGCGTGGCCAACTGGGACGCCATCCGTGACGCGATCGGCCCGCCCACGGCTGCGGAGTGGGGACACGCCGACACGCCGGCGGTGGACTTCTCGGGGCTCTTAGCGAGGATGTCCGCCGCCCCGGCGGACGTCATCGACGTCGAGCCGGAGCGTATCGACCTGCCGACCGATGAAATGCGGACGGATGGGCCGGTGACGTTCCCGGCGCGGTGCTTGGACCCGGGCGGACTCCTCGGGCAGATCGTCGGCTACACGCTGAGCCAGTCGCTCTATCCGCAGCCGGAGTTGGCGCTAGCGTGTGCTCTTGCCATCGTGGCGACCTTTGCCGGACGCAAGGTGCGAGACATCCGGGGGACGCGAACCAACGTCTACATGATCGGGCTGGAGCACACGGGCGGCGGCAAAGAGCAGGCGCGGGAAAGCGCGAAGGTGGTCATCAACCGCGTTGCGTCGCATCTCCTCGGCTGCGAGCGGATCGGCAGCGGGGCCGGCATCGTGACCGCCATTTGCGCGCAGCCGTCGCACCTGATGCTCTTGGACGAAATGGGACGCATGCTGGAGGTCACAAAAAACGCCGCGAAAAATCCCGCCATGTACAACGCGGTTTCGGTGTTGATGCAGTTGTTTTCGTCCGCGAAGACGACATTCACCGCCGACGCCTACGCGGATGCGTCGCGGGTAAAATCGGTGTGCCAGCCGTGCCTGTGCATCTATGGCACGTCAACGCCCCAAAAATTCTGGGACTCGCTGAGCGTTGACAACATCGGCGAGGGGCTCATGGGCCGCCTAATGGCGTTCGAGGGCCGTGGCTACGCAATGCCGGTCAAGGGCTTGGAGTCGAGCGATCCGCCAGCGGATTTGCTCGACGCCTTGCGGTGGTGGGCCGACTGGCAACCGAGCGACAATCCGGCCGCCGTTATCACGCCACAACCTCGGGTTCTACGCCATGCGCCAGAGGCTATCGAGCGGTTCGACGACTATGCGACCGCCATTGCGGAAAAGAGGATCGGCGAAAATCTGATGCGGGCCGCTATCTGGTCGAGGGCGGCGGAGAAGGCCGCCAAGCTGGCGCTGATTCATGCCTGTAGCCGGTCGGTGATCGAACCGCAGTCGATCGAGCTTGTGGACGTGGAGTTCGGCATTTCTTTATCGAACTACCTTACTCGCAGGCTGATTGCCGGGTGCGCGGCTAGCGTCAGCGAAAACGAAGTTGAGGCCGCGAAAAAGAAAGTGCTGCGATTGATTGAGGCCGCTGGAGAAAAGGGCATGACGGCGAACGAGGTCACCAGAAAAACGCAGTGGGCGAAAGCGCGGGAGCGGGCGGAAATACTTGCGGATCTTGAGGCGGCTGGGTATATTTGCCTAACGGTCGCTCGGACCGCAACAAAAACTCGCACGGTCTATCTCGGCCGACGCTTCATTCCGCCTCCTGTCTTGGAGGTGCCGAATTCGTCAAATTGACGAATTTGACGTATTTGACGAATTCCCCCCACTCGGGCTAGATTTTTGAATTGCTAGTTGTTTTATGGCAGCCAATCCATCAAGAAACGTCAAGAAACGTCAAGCACGTGATTTGACGAATTCGATTAAGATAAGTACTAGAAAAATAAGGGTTTATGAATACAAAATTGAATTCGTCAAATTCGTCAAGTCCAGTCTATTTTGTGCTCTTGTTTGATCAAAATAGGGTTATCTCTCTAGGAGGTTGACGAATTCCGTTGACGGATTCAGCGGGAACGCATAAGCGGGCGTTGAATCGTTTTTAACGCACTAGGACGGCATTAGACGCGATTGAATCGAAAATCGACTTCCGAGTCGCATTGTGCGGCTCGGGCGATTCCTGGGGCATCCTGGAAGGTTTTGGAGGGTGGTGGCAATGGATTTACGTGAGGCGATCGAGGCGTATGCCAATCAGGTGAGCAATTGGGACTACTACGATAATCGCGGAGATGACAAGCGATTGGCGGAATCGCTTGTCAGGCTGGCCGTGCGTAGTCAATCGCTTGACGTGCAGTTGGCGGTCGCGGAGGCTGCGATAGCGATTGTGGAGCAGCAGGAGGCGGTCGGGCATAACGAGTTCGCGGACGTGGTAATGCGTCTCGGTGAGTTGTGGGAACAGTACAGGGCGGCGAGGGACAAGGCAAAGGCCGCGAATCAATCGTGATTGCGACCGAGCGCCGCTCGGTGGCTGGTGTGTACGTGGCGGCCGACCTTGCCCGCATCAAAAACACGGCACTACTGGCGATCGGTCGCGAGACTGAGCCGGCGGCGAATTTTTGGGCAGTTTCATTTTTCACAAGGGGCATCGAATGGCGGTGGAAATTTTTGAGTCAGGCGAAAAGCATAAAGCGGTAACGGTCGAGATTGACGGCAAAACCATGGTCGGAAACGCCGAGTTGCTGCAAAACGAGCACGGGGTGGTTATGGCGTTTCGG